TCATATATGTTTATAATATCTGTGCTCCATTGCAATTCCTCAAAGCCGATTTGGTAGTCATTAACTGCATCATTTATACTTTCATACTCTGTAAATTCACAGGCTATAGCTACAATGTCCAACTCAAGCTCCTCTCCTGTTTCTTCTTCGTAGTTCTCAAGGTGCTTGTATAAGTAATACAATCCAAGATTTGAAAAGTTGTTTTTGTATGTGTCTGACTTTTTAAAAGCATTTACAAAGTCAAAAGAATTTATTCTTTGTTTCATTTTTTATTACCTCTTATTGTTTGTTTTAATTAGCTATGGAATATATAACAAGTGATATAATTATAACAAGTATTATAATTATTATAGTGGGGTTTATTGGTTCGCTGTTCCTTGTGCTATATTTGCAATAATTTTAATCTAAATTATAATTGCAACCAAAAATGACTGCCAACGAGGCACTTGAGGGGGGGCACATGCATAAAAAAAAGACCCTCACTCATTCTAATATAATTTTTTGAAAATTTTTTTGAAATTAAGAACTGATTATAAACTAATAAAACTACTTACGTAGTTTATTAGTCCTAGTAGTACTATAGTACTATTAGTACTAGTATTAGTACTATAATAGTACAAAATACAACAGTTGTCACCACAATGTCAATAGCTATGTTTTTTAAAAAGTATTGTTTTGCTATTAGTATTTCATTTATATTGAGTTATGAATTACAAAGAGATAAAAGGTAAAAAACATTTTATTTACACAATTGAGGAATGGGAATCAAAGTACCCTGAATCAACACTAGTGAGTTGGAGAATTGGGCAGGAGGGCAATTGGGTACTAACTGACGACAATCATGTCGTTCAGATATTAAAAAGAGCTAAGTATAACAATACAGAAATCGTAAGATGCATTACAGGTACGTTCAATGTTAACCGAGATATACGTATGGGTAGTGAGATACCTGATAATATTTACTCTTTTTCAAAATACAAAGTAGCAGAAAACTTTAGGAATCGTGAAAAGCTCACGAATAACGAATTTTTATTTGCTCAGTATGTAGCAAACACACAAGATGCTGTAAGTTCTTACCTCAAGGCTTACAAAACAAACAACAAAGACTATGCAAGAAAACGTTCTAGTGAACTCTTACGTAGTGAAAGGGTTAGAAAAATGGTTTCGAAAGAAATTCAAGACATAATGGAAAGTGAAGGGGTCTCAAAGCATTACATGATCCAGGTTTTTAAACAAATTGCTGACTTAGCTGAACGTGATAATGACAAATTACGTGCTGTAGAGAACCTAGCAAAGATTGCAGGTTTGTATGAAACGGAGAAAAAGAGTGAACAGCTCACCGTATTTGCAGGTTTTACAGATGAACAAATGAAAGCTATCAGTAATGGACAACAAAAACCCATTCTTACTGCAAAAAAAGACTCTTAGAGAAATAGTCGAGAAAAAAGCTCCTACAAATGTGCAAGATCCTTGCCCTGTTTGTGGTTCAGAGCTGTATTTTGACGAAACAACTACACGTAGATGTGCAATTATGGACTCAGATAACAATATTGAAGGTTGGTTGTGTCCTGACTGTATGAGTGAGTTTACAGATGAAGGTGAATTAGTAGATATTTTTACAACAGAGTTTATCAGAGGCAAAACTTAGTGGCTAATCTTAATTTAAATGGCAATCTTTCTCAAAAAGAAGAAGTATTGCAAATGGCTTACAAAGATTTGATCACATTTGGTAAATTATTCTCACCACAAGACTTTTTAGCATCAGAATCACCTAAGTTTCATTATGAAGTAGGTAGAAATATGCTAGATAAAGATAATCAACAGTTAGCATTAGTTTTACCACGTGACCATGCCAAGTCTACACTAGCATGTACTGCTATATTGCATAAATTTTTATTTGCTACCAAGGATAGTCCTGAGTTTATATGTTGGATTGGTGAGGCACAAGACCAGGCTATAGATAATTTACGATGGGTACAGAATCATATTGAAATGAATCCTGCTATCCATTATTACTTTGGTGATCTACAGGGATCTAAATGGACAAAGTCAGATTTTAATCTTACTAATGGATGTCGTATGATTGCTAAAGGTACAAGTCAAAGACTTAGAGGTAAGAAAGAACTATCAACAAGATACACAGGAATGATATTAGATGATTTTGAATCAGAAGGCAATACAAAAACTGCCGATGCTAGACTTAGTATTAAGAATTGGGTTACTGCTGCTGTATACCCTGCTATTGATTTTGACAAAAATGGTTTTCTTTGGTGCAATGGCACTATTGTACATTGGGATTCTTTTCTCAACAACATTGTCACCAACGATAGAGAGGCTCAAAGAAACAATACTGACTTTGCTTGGAAGGTTGTCACATACAAAGCAATAGAAGATGGTAAGCCTATATGGGAATCAAGATGGAGTATGCAGAAACTTGAACAAAGAAAACAGTTCTACATAGATTCAGGCACACCAAGTAAGTTCTATCAAGAGTATATGAACCAAGCTAGAAGTCCTGAAGACCAACTATTTGAAGAAGATGACATAAACAAAGGTATGTATGATGGGGTATGTAAATATGATGAAGATTATGGATCGTGGTACATTGAGTTTAGTGATAACTCTAAAGAGTATGTCAATCTGTTTATGGGTGTTGACCCTGCTTCTACACTTGGTGAGAAGTCTGACTATAGTGTTATTATGGTTGTTGGTGTTACTTCTAAACATGATTATTATGTTATTGACTATTGGAGACAAAGAGTATTGCCAATGGAATGTGCAGAAAAGATATTTACATTATTTAAACAATATGAACCTATAAGGAGGATCAACATTGAAACAATTACCTATCAAGAAATGCTACGAGACTATGTCCAACGTAGGAGTAAAGATGAAGGACTCTTTTTACCAGGAGTGGAAAAAGGTATTAAAAATTATGGAAGCAGGAAAAAGAAAGATAGGCTTTTCGAAGGACTCCAACCAATGTTCAAACAAGGAGCAGTCCACCTAAAACGTACCCACCAAGAGTTCATTGGAGAACTACTAGATTTTCCCAAAGGATCACATGATGACACCATAGATGCCTTTTGGTTGGCTTGTCAGCATACCAGGGGTAATATCATTAAACAGTTCAAAAAAGGTCTTAAAACAGCCAAAAGAACCGTTAAAAAACAATATAATTGGATAACAGGGGCAAGAATATAAAAAAAACTTGTTGTTTATAATATATTTATAATATATTATTTAATATGGCAAACCTACCATCAGATGAAAGAGCAACCCAAATCAAGGAAATATTTGACCGTTGGGAAGATGCTCGTAAGGATTGGGATGTACATGCTAGGGAAGATATAGACTTTTATTTAGGGAATCACTTCTCTAAAGATGAGTCTGAAGTCTTAGCAGAAAGAAACCAATCAAACTTAACAATTGATAGACTGTATTCAGCTATTGAACAGTTTAAAGCTATCATTACATCTAAACCACCAAAGTTTTCTGCAGTTGCAAGAGAAGACTCTGATAATAAAATGGCAACAGTATGGAGAACCATGCTTGAGTATATGTGGGATATATCAGATGGTAATGAAGTATTTAAACAAGTTGTTCATGATTATGCTGTTACAGGTCTTGGATATTTTTATGCATATGTAGATCCTGAAGCAGACTATGGTAGAGGAGAAGTTAAGTTCTCTTATATAGATCCATTCAGAGTTTATGTAGATCCAAATGCAAGAAACAAATGGTTTGATGATGCATCAGGTATGTGTCTATCAACTTTATTAACAAAAGATCAAGTTTTAGATAATTATCCACAACTAGCCAATCCACTACCAGGTGATGAAGAAGGTAGACCTATGATTGATATGATTGAGACTAGTGGATATAGAGATGAAGACTTTCCTTCAAGCACTAATAGTTACACACAGGGTTCATTCACACCTGATGTAATCAAAGACAAAGATTATAAAAATACAAACAAATATAGAATTTTAGAATATTTTACAAAAGTAAAAGTTCCATTCTTCAGAGTTCTTGATAAAATGAGTGGTCAAGAACAAATCTTAGATACAGAACAGTTTGAACTGTATATGCAAGATCCTCAAGTTCAAAATATGGTTGAGATGAATCAAATAGATTTTACTGAAGTTATACAAACAAGAATTAGGGTAACAGCTACAATAGGTCAAATAGTATTATACGAACAAGTATTAAATTTAGATAAGTATCCTATTATACCTGTGCCTAATATTTGGACTAACACTCCTTACCCGATGAGTGATGTGAGAAAAGGGAAGGATATGCAGAGGTTCATCAACAAGTTATTGTCTTTAATTACAGCTCATGCACAGTCTTCAGCAGGTCTGAAGTTATTAGTTCCACAAGGGTCGGTCACAGATATTGAGCAGCTAGAACGAGATTGGGCAAATCCGAATGCCACTATAGAATATGATGCTTCTTTTGGTGAACCTCACTTCCCTTCACCACAACCTATGTCATCTTCAATATTACAATTACCAAAAATGATTGAGCATTATATTGATTTGAATATGGGTATATTTGAAATGATGCAGGGTGATACGTCTGCAGCACCAAGAACATCATCAGCTACAATGATGATGGAAGACTTTGGTCAACGTAGAAGTAAAAGTAAGTTAAGAGACATTGAAGGTAGCTTGAGAAGATTAGGACAAGCATTATACAATTTAGGTAAAAAGCATTACGACTTTAGAAAAACATTTAGAATTACACAGCCTAACAATGATATAAGTGAATATACAATTAATAAAAGATTATATGACGATAAGAGTCAACAAATTATAGCAATAGAAAATGATACGACAATAGGTCAGTTTGATGTACGTGTTATTGGTAACTCAACCATGCCATCTAATAAGTGGGGTGAATGGCAAGTATATATGGAGGCTTACCAAGCAGGTCTAATAGACAGGGTAGAGGCATTAAAGAAAACTGAAATATTTGATAAGGAGGGTGTATTGTCAAGGAACGATGTTATTATGCAATTACAGCAACAGTTACAAGCAGCACAATCACAAATCAAAGATCTTTCAGGAGACCTGCAAACTGCCAGGAGAGAAACAGTACATAGCAGACAAGCTATTGAAGTTGAAAAAACTAAAGCTAGACTTTCACAAGCTGAGGCTAAATCCAAATCTAGCCTTAGAGACGAAGTTAATAAACTTCAAAATTCGGTGAAACTTGAATCAGAGAAATTACGTTTAGGTGTCAAAGACATGATACGTGGTCAATCTCAAAAAGATTCAGGAAATCGTAAAAACAAACAGGAGAATTAAATCATGGTAGATAATGATTTTATAAATGATGATGAGACATTATTAAATAGTGAAACTGATCAATCATATGATAACGTAGAAGAAACACAAGATAGTGTAAACGAATCAGTTAGATATATGCAATCTGAAAAAGATAAAGCATTAGCTGAAAATGAAAAGTTAAAAAAACAAATTCAAGAAATTCAGGAATCTCTTGCTTCACAGCAACAACAGCCTGTGGATAACAAAATAAATCCTGATGATTTTGATTCTTGGGAATCTTTTACAAACCCTAATTCTGAATCATATAAGTACAGAATGCAGGAGACTGCTAACATAGTGAAGTCAATAGTTAATGAATCACTACAAGGAGTACGTCAAGAACAAGCTACATCTCAGTTGGAAAGCCAACTAAGGTCAAGAGGGATGTCTGACGAACAAATTGATGGGTTCTTTAAATTTGCTGAAACACCTGTTAGTGACTTAGGCATTGATAACGTTATTAAAATGTACAATGCAGTAAATGAACAACCTACAGAGACTAGTAATTTAGATGCTGTTCGTAGAACACAAAAAACACCAACTTCAGCAGGAGTATTGCAAGGGCAACAGCCTAAAATTAAAAGTGATACAGATGCTGTATGGGATATGATTGTTGGTCAACGTAGGGGTAGTGATGGATTATAATTAATAATAAACGTTTAGGAGAATAAACACATGGCAACAATTAATAGTGGTGCAATAAAAGCAAACTCCGAGCCTCAAGTAGGAAGAAGTACAGGTGTTGATCTAGATACTAGACGTAAGTTTGACTTTGGTGAGAGAGTTGCAGACTTACGACCTGAGGAGTCTCCGTTTTTTGTGTACTTATCAAAAGTGGCTAAACAGCCAACATCAGATCCTATTTTCAGATTCTTAGAAGATAGATCTAAAATCTCATTTACAGATAGAGCATTTAAGCTTTCAGGTTCACATTCGATTCCTGCAGCAGGAAGTTCTATAACTTACACAGTTGATAAAAATGGTACTGATGCTGTTAAATTTCTTGTTAAAGGAATGGTAATAGCAATTGACTATAAAGAATCAAGTGTTCCTGAAACAATCCTTGTAAGAGTAGAAAACTCTCCTGTTCATGGATCATCTTCGACAACATTTACAGGTAAAACTGTTTCAAGTGTAGATGGTGCAGAAACAGGTGGTGATGATACTATTTGTCAAGTAATTGGTACTTCATTTGAAGAAGGATCAGGATCACCTGATGTATTTAGTACTGAACTAGATCACAGTTTTGGAAGAACTCAAATATTCAAAACTGCATGTGAAATGACTAATACAGCAAGAGCAACTTTGTATCGTGGCATTGAAGATGAGTTTATGAGAATATGGAATAGCAAACTTAGAGAGCATAAAATTGACATAGAAAGAGCAATGCTTTTTGGTCAAAATGCTAGTGTGGGTGGTATTAACTACTCAGATGGTATTGTAGGACATATTGTTAAAAACTCTACAGCTGTTAATAATGACAACACAGCATTATCATATACTGAAGGCAAAGCATATTTTAGAAGTGTAGCAGAATCAGAAATGACTTATGATAGACTTCTTCAAGACTTTGAAGTTGTATATGATCCTGCAAGAGGTGGTTCAACAAACAAGCTTGGATTAGCAGGTTTTAAAGTAACTACATTCTTTAACAAACTAGCAGGGTTTACAAAAGGTAATGCTAATATAGGCATATCTCCTGATACAGATGAGTCTACAAATGCATTCAATGTTGATCTAAACAATATCCAGGGTAACTTTGGTCATAGCATTATGAAAGTAGATACTATTTATGGTAGTCTTTCAATGATTAAAGAACCATTGTTTAGAGGTTTCTCTACAGGTTACTTGGCTTGTATTGACTTAGACAACGTTGCATATAGACCACTAGTTGGTAATGGAATGAATCGTGATACACAAATTATCACTAACGTACAACAAGCAGATGAAGATTTAAGAAAAGATATGATCTTAACCGAAGCAGGTTTAGAAGTGTCTCTTCCTGAAACTCATCTATTGTATAGCTTCGAATAGGGGGTCGATAAATGAGAAGTGATTTATTAAACACAAGTAGTGGGCAATTATCTTTAAAAGATAGTAGTGCAGTTCAATGTTTGAAGCAAACAGTTGATTTTACAGCAAGTAGTGCAGAAATTGCATCAGGTGCAATAATTATTCCTGAAGATGCTGTAATAACAAAGCTTATTGCTGTTGTATCTACAGCATTAGCTTATGCAACTGCAACTGTAGGTGTTAAAGCAGGATCAGCAGCAGGAGGAGCACAGTTTATGGCTCTTGATGCTGATGGTCTAGTTGGTTCATCAACGTCTTTAGCAGCAGGAAAAGGTGTTTCAACATTTGATGAATATACTACTGCATTAGGTGGAGCAGTAGCTCATGACTTAGTAGCAGACTCTGCAAAAGTAGATGGTGGTACAGAAGTACATTTTACTACTGTAGCATCAACAGGTGCTTTTACAGCAGGTGCAATGACTTACATAGTTGAGTACATTCCACTAAAAGATAATGTCTAAACCGAATCAATAAGGTTTAATAGTTATTAGAACTATGGAGGGTGTCGTATAAAGGGCATCCTCCGAATCTAAATAAAAAGGAGAAAGAATTTGAGAAGTTATTATTGCAATACATGTCAGAAGGTAGTTACATTTAAGTCCGAAGAGGTTCTTAAAAAATGCACGTGTAGCAAGGTGTTTGAAAGTAAGGTTGCTCCAACACATGAAATAAACATGAACAATCATTGGAGCACTCAAACAAAAATAGAATTTAGTCAATCAACATTAGAGAAAGATTTAAGAAACAGAGGACTATAATGGCATTATTAGCCGAAAGATTAAAATCACTTACAGGTATACAAAATCTTGAAGAATTAGAACAAGATACTATTATAGAAGATAATGATGGAAACACAGCACCTGGCTTAGTAACTTCATGGTTTGACTCTGCAGCTAAAGATGTAATAAATGTATTACCTCCTCAAACATTGTATGTAATGGGAGAAAGTGAAATTTTAATAGCACCTGGTCTTGGAGGACCAAGTGAAACATTTACAAGTGTACCTCAATCAAGAATTTTAAGTGTATTTCGTAAAGATGGTGTAAGTGGTGTTATTCATGAGTGTAGAGAAATAGATGCATCTAAAAAAGGATATGCAATTGCAAATGATTATATGTATTCTGCTACAAAAGAAAGTCCTATATTTTACAGAGAAAATGGTAAAATATTTGTTAAGCCTGAAATAGGAACTATTGATGCTGATATTGTTGAAATAATATATGTTAAATATCCTGAAGTTTTGCCTTTTAATTTAGGATTTATAAGAAAGTTTCCTGATGAAATAGAAAACTTAGTAGTATTAAAAGCATCTGTATATGGTAAATTTTATCAAATAGGTCTAGCAAATACAGAAGAAGATTTAGAAGTAGCAGCATCTCATACAAATCATATGAGTGCATTAAACCAGGAATACACAATGTGTTTACAAAATTATTTAAGTGGTTATCAACTTAATGCTAAAGAACAGGGTGTAGTAAATGACAGTTAAAGAATTAATAGATCAAATAGAATATCTGTATGGCAAACAACCACACGTATATATGAAACGATTAATCAATGATGCATTATTAGATATGAGTGGAGAGATACAAAGCTATAAAGCAAGTTTTAAAGAAGATTTATTGTCAGGACAAAAAACTTATCCATTGAGTGATGCAATTATAGATGTTGAAAGAGTAGAGATTAAAAATTCAGATAATAAATATGAAGTTATACCTTATTTATCTGATTACGATCAAATACGTGAAGGAGATGATACGTAATGTCAGATAGAACTAATGTAAATGGAAGTTTTGGTTATTATATAAATGGCAATCAATTGATTGTTGTTAGTAGAAATGAAGATACAGGTAAATTAGAGACATATAGTGGTGAAAATATACGTTTAGGTCTTAGAATAAATTGTACTTCAAAATATATTGCTGCTAATTATTACGATGATAACTTAGCAGATAATAACAAGGTAGATAGTGGATTACACGAAGCATTATTAAATTATGTAAAATCAAGATTAGAAGAAGACATGGGTAATGTAGATAAATCTATGTATTACAAATCTAAATATAGAAACAAAGTTAGAACATACCCACATAGAAAAAAAGGTTTAAGAGGTTTAAAAGTACCTCATTTATAAAGGAGTAGATTATGGCTTGGCAATCAGAGTCTTTGAGTAAAAGAGTTGGAACTATAGATAGTGATAGTGCTATAGGTGGTGGTTCACAAAACTTTAGTGGAGATGCAGAAACATTACAGATTAGAGCACAAAGTGAAACCTGGTTTATGGGTGTTCAAAATGAAGCTACTGTAGGTAATAGTGATTTTTTTATAGGATTAGATGAAAACGAAGTAACAGATAATAAATTTCATATACAAAATGATGGTAAGATTGGTATTGGTACATCTGCACCATCACAAGAATTAGATGTAAGTGGTACTATAAATTGTACAGGTTTGATTGTAAATGGTACTAACTTTTCAGGATTAAGTTCTTCTTCTGTATGGACATCTGCAGGTAGTAACATATCTTATACAGCAGGTACAGTAACGGTTGGAGATGGAAGTAGTAATAAAAGAGATTTTAAAATATTTGCTAATGCAACAGGTAATCATGTATTGTTGGATGCAGATGCTGATACATTAACATCAACAAATGTAAGTAATGTAATTACAGGTGGTAATTTAACTGTATCTTATAGTAGTGGTGGTGGTGCTGTAGAGTTTGATGGGCAAAATTCTAACTCAGATTTAAAATGGGATTCGACAGGAGCTTGGAATACTGATACAGGGTTAGAAAATACAGCAAATAATAGTCCTTCTTTATTTTTAGGTGATGATATTTCTACAGCAAATAAAGGTGTAGACTTTGCAGTTATGGGTGATACAAGTGGTAAATATATGTGGTGGGATGCATCTGCTGATCAATTGAAAATTTTAGGAACTATAGATGTAACAGGCACAGCCAATTTAGATGCTGTAGATATAGATGGTGCAGTTCAAATAGATGGAACGGTTTCTGTTGGAGTAGATGGTACAGGTAAAGATGTAACTTTTTTTGGAGATACAGCAGACAGAAAAATGTTATGGGATGAGAGTGCAGATAAATTATATGTTTATTCAGCTAGTAGTGCTTATACCTGGCTTAATGGAAATGATATACATTTTGATGGTGCAGGATTTAATACTATAGATGCTCAAAATCAATTACAATTTGATATTGATGCAAATCTAAAAGCAATGTTATCATCAGGTGGACTACTTGTTGTAAGTCCTTTTACTGTAGGAACAACAACAGAAGGATACGATGTAAATATATATGGTACTGATAGTGGTCAAATATTTTGGGATCAAAGTACACCTGAGCTTGAAATAACAAAAGCTTTAGTAGATATGAACTTAGCTGATCATGCATTTGACTTAGACACAACAAGTGGTAGTATATCAATGAGCACTACTACAGGTGGTATGACACTTGAGACAACAGATAACTCAGTACTTACAATTAATAGTGCAAGTACTAGTTCTTCTGCTGCAATAGATATTAATGCAACAGCAGGTGGTATAGATGTAGATGCTGCTAATACAATAGCAATAGATACATCATCAGGAACTATAGATATAGGTACAGCAGCAACAACTGCAATATCAATAGGTAACACTACATCAGAAGTAACTATTAATGATAATTTAAAAGTTGATGGTGCATTGAGTTTAGCTCAGTTTACAGAAGCTACGACAGATGATGGTACTACAGCTATAAGTGCAGCTAACATAGCAAGAAGAATTATTAAATGCACACCAACAGCTGATAGAAGTAAAGCTACTGATACTGCATCTAATATAATAAGTACTTGTGCATTAACAAGTGATAATGATTCAATAGACTTTAGTATTATAAATTTAGCAACTGATGGTACATCTTTTATAACTGTAACAGCAGGTTCAGGAGTTACACTAGTAGGTAGTATGATAGTGTCAGCTCAAGACTCAGCAGAGGATGCATTTACATCAGGTGTAGGAATGTTTAGAGCTAGAAGAACAGGATCTAGTGCAATAACACTTTATAGAATAGGATAAAAATGAAACTAGAAGAAAAGTTAGAAAATTTAAAAAAACAATTAAAACAAATAGAAACAGCCTGGGCAAAAACCTTGGGAGCTATAGAGTTAGTTGAACAATTAATTAAAGAACAAAATTCAGAAGAGGAGAGTGAATAATGAAATACTCTGAAATGGAATCAGGGAATGTAGGTCTAGGACAATTAGGATCTGTATTTTCAAATACAACAGATAGATTAAAACCTACAAATGGTGTGTTTGTAGCTATAACAGTTTTAGATGAAGCTACATTTACTATATTGCAACCTGAAGGTGGTGATGGTGAAAAGTTTGCTAGTACAACAGTAGCTTCTACATCAGGAACAGGAGATGGAAATGAGATACTTCCTGCTGCTCAATCATTTCCACAAGGAATAACTATTTTTGGAAGATATAAAGAAATTAAACTTGCAGGTGGATCTATAATAGCTTATATAGGATAATATAATGAGATTTGGACTTGGTGCAACAGTTTCTAGGGTAGCTACTAATATAAGAACTTTTATTATTGGATTTTTAAAAGATAATCTAAAATTATTCTTTGACTTCAAAAATACAGACCTTGAGCATGTAGGAAGAGGTAGTGCATCATTTGATGGAACTAATGATGTTATTACTATAACTGATAATTCTGTTTTTAGTTTTGGGGATGGTAGTACTGACCAAGGGTTTTCTATTACAGCTTGGGTAAAAATGGTTGATGCTACAAATTTTCAAATTATGAATAAAGGTATTTTTAATACAGATGGAGAATGGAATTTTAGAACTAATAGTAGTGACCAATTAGTTTTTGCTTTATATGACGAAAGTGTATCAAGTACACATGAAAGTGTTATATCATCAGCTTTAACAACTTATCAAAATCAATGGATTCATGTAGCAGCAACTTATGATGGTAGGGGTGGTACAAGTGCTAACGATGGTATGGAGTTATATATTAATGGTGCTAATTCTACAAATAGCAGGTCAGGTCTTGGCACTTATGTAGCCATGGAAAATTTAACAGGCAATGTTACTATAGGTGCAGGTAATAGTGTATTTGCAAATGGTAGTATAGCACAAGTTGGAATATGGCAAAGGCAACTATCTTCATCAGAAATAGCAAATATAATATATAAAGAATATTCAGATTTATCAGGAACTGAACTTACACATTTATTTGCATGGTATCCTTTATTAACAGATGCAGATAGTTTAGTTGGTGTTCAAGGTTTGACAAGATATGATGGAAGTAACTCAGGAGCAACTTTTAATTCTAGTGTTTATGGAAATAATGCACCAAGAAAACCTAGAGGTGTAGATAATTCTAAAGCAGCATTAGCAGACCAAATAGGTAGTGGTAGTGCAAGTTTTAATGGAGTAGCTACAGAAGATAATATAAATTGTGGAGCTTCTAATAATATTATAAAATCCAATACTACTACATATGTTTTT